TGGAGCAGATCGTCGCAGCCATGATCGAGGGCGCGGCGTCCGCCGGGCGAATCGGACGGCCGCGGGTCACGCCTCGGCGATCCAAGCGGCGCGGCATCTGGCAGGTTGTCGTCGTCGCCGATCCTCACTTTGGGAAATATGCCTGGAGCCGCACCACGGGCGGAGAGGACTACGACCTCGATCACGCCGACCGCCTGGTCCGGAACGCCGGCGAGTGGCTCATCGAGGCCGGTGATCGCCAGGATCCAGCTCTGCGGACCATTGCTCTCCTCGGGGACGTGTACCACTACGACACGCCGGACGCGCGGACGACGCGCGGCACGCAGCTCGAGCGCGACGGCAGGCTCGAAAAAATGATCAGCACCGGCACGGCGGCCGTGACGCATCTGATCGAGCGATCGTCGCAGACGTGCCAGACCGACGTCGTGATCGTGCCAGGAAATCACGACGAGACGATGAGTGCCTGGCTGCGGCTGCTGCTGAAGACGCATTTCGAGGCCGACGGACGGGTGAAGATCCACGACCGCTACACCCACCGGCAGTACCTCGAGCACCGCGGCAACCTTCTTGGGTTTGCTCACGGCGACAAGGCCCGCGCGAAATTGCCATCGCTCATGGCGCTGGAAATGCCCGAAGCATGGAGCCGGTGCCGCTGCCGCGAGATTCACACCGGCCATCTGCATAAGCAAGGCTCACGTATCCGGCGCGTGCTCGACTCCGACGGCATCGACACCGTTGACGGTGTCGTGGTGCGGACCGCCCCGGCACTGTGCCCGCCGGATGACTGGCATTCACAGGAGGGCTACATCGGCAGCCGTCAGGCGATGGAGACGTGGTTTTACTCGGACGGCGGCGGCCTGGCCGGCATGCTAGTCGCAGGAGGACAGTGATGGACACGACGGAGAGACTCATGCAGTGTAACTCTGAGCTACGCGCGGCCGTGACGGCCCGCCAGGGCGCTACCGTGCCGCCGCCGGCAGACGTGCCGCGAGAGTTTTTTGAGAAAAATCCCGGCTGTAGCCTCCGGCCGGCTACGCCGGCGACGGTGCCTGACAAGGTGCCGCGACTGCTGCGAGCCTCCGTACCTCCGGAGCAGCTGGACGCGGCATGGGCCGCCGTGAAGTCTCGGCAACGGCCGGTCAGGATCATCGGATTCTGCGGCGCGGCGGGTTCCGGCAAAAGCCTGGCGGCACAGATGGTGCCTGAGGCTCAGGTGATCCAGCTGGCGGATCCGCTCTACGCGATGCTGGCTGCGATGCTCGGCGTGACGGAGGAGCAGCTCCGCGACCAGCAATACAAGCGGACGCCGATCGACTGGATCGGAAAGACGCCGCGGGAGCTGCTTCAGACCCTGGGGACCGAATGGGGCCGCCAGTCCGTCCGCGAGGATCTCTGGCTCATTATGGCTGGCCGGCTGATCGACGAACTCGTCGCAGATGGCGTGCCGATCGTCTGCATCGCAGACGTTCGATTCGCAAACGAGGCAGCCATGATCCGAGACCGCGGCGGTCAGGTCTGGCAGATCGTCCGCCAGGTCCAGCCGTTGTCGTCAGACCACGTCAGCGAGCGCGGGCTGTCGAAATCTCTCATCGATCGCGTGATCGCCAACGACGGAGATATCGGCCACCTCAGGCGATCGATTGAGCAGGCGGTCGCTGAGTGTAAATAGGTACACTATGGGTATGGACGCCGGCCGCAGCAATCAGGACGCCGTTTTCCGCCGCGGTGCCGGTGGCCGAGAGCCGCTGGCCACGCCGGACGCTGGCGGCTGGCATGTGCATTACGCTCCGCGACGGAGCGTCGGCATCGGGTGCGTGACCAGCAGACGATCGGACCAGTACACGTTCTTTGAGCGTCTGGCTCTTGAACTGTCGGGCGTCGGCGGCGGCCCGGTCGTCGTGCCTTTCTGCACCCCGGCTCAGGCCGAAGAGCTGCACCGCCGAGGGCTCATCCAGTGAACGATCAGCCGGACGTCATCAGCGTCACCTGCCGACTCAATGCATATCTGGCGATGGTTCAGGAGGAGGTCTCGCACGGACAGATCGGCTGGAAGAGTTTCGGCCATTGGTTGGTGTCGCTCCTCTACCTCGCGTGCGAATCGCTCGACCAGGTGACCAACATGAGCGGTCCGGAGAAGCGAGACCTCGCGCTCACCAGCGTCGGCAAGCTGTTCGACTGCACCGCGGATCTATGTGTGCCGCTGACGTGGCGGCCGGTGTGGCTGATGCTGCGGACCACGGTGCGGACGATCGTACTTGCGATGGCCGCCGGTGCCATCGATGCCCTCCTGAAGATCTCTCGGAGCTGATCATGCTGTTTCTTGTCGTTGCTCTTGCGGCCGTGGCCGCGGCTGTGCTCAGCCCGGACATCATCCGGTCGCTCAAGTCGTCGAAGCCCGGAGATCGTCCGGCCGAGCCGACGCTCGAAATCGCGGCGGAGCCGGTCGCCCCAACGCCGCCGGCAGTGCCCGATAGCCGCGAGGCTATCGATGCCCTCCTGGTGGTGCGAAATCGTCTCCAGGCTGCCGGCGAGCTTACGCCGGAGACCGCCCGGGCGATCGACCAGCTGTGGATCGACCTCCTCCACGGAGGGGCAAAATGAGCCCGCTGCATCGCCGGATTCTTGCCGGCTGCCTTTTGGCGGTGGCTGCCGGCTGCGTGGTGGCCGAGCTGCTGCCGACGCCGGAGGGGGCCCCGGAGGGCCCGCTAGTGCTGCGTGGTAAGTTCGTGGGGCCGACGGCCGCCGAAGACGCCGCGGCCCTTGCCGGGCTCGCCCGGGGCGTTTCCGAGGCTCTCCGGCACGACGCCGACAGAAAGGATCCCCGGATCGCTACCGGCGTCCATCTGGAGGATCTGCGGGTGGCTGCCTGCGAGGGTCGGCTCCTGCCTCGCTCATTCAGTCGGCAGCAACCCGCGGTCGCCGCCGAGTGCGGCAAGTTCCTGGATCTTGCGATCGGGACCAGCGGTGGCCCTTTAACCGCCGATCGCCGGCAGGCGGCCATCGAAGCCTACGCGGCGATCGCTGCCGCAGCGGAGGCGTCGATTCAATGAAAGATCTCCTCTTGAATATCGGCGACTGCGTGCTGTGGGGCGTGCAGATCCTCACGCTCATCTGCGTCGGCTTCGGGGCTTCGGCCTGCCCGGTGATTTTGTGGCAGATCCGGTCGGACATCGCCCGGCTTGAGGCGAGCGGCTGTCACTGCCGGCATGACTCGCCGGATGCTGCCCGACGCGAGCGTCCCCGACTCCTCCGGGAGCCGAGCGAATGACCCGGACCTATGTGAGAGCCTGGACGTGGTCGGCGATCGCGTTCGTCGTGGTGGCGAGCGTGCTCGGCGCGATCGTGGACCACTACACCCATCGGGTGCTCGGCACGGTCGATCAGTATGGCTACGTGCCAAATCCTGCCGGCGTGCAGCAGCTGCTCCGCGAGCTGGACGAGCCGACGTTTCGCGAGGCCGCGGCCGACAGCATGGCCAACGCCGCCGGCCGCGACACGTTTCTCTACCGTGCCGTCGATCGGGCACACCGGGAGGCGTACGGGCGGCCGTGGCAGTGCTGGGACCAAGGCGCGGCAGGAACGTGTGTCTCGTTTGCGTTTGGCCTGGGAGTCACAACGGCCGAGGCCGTCGATCACGTCGCCGGCAAAACGGCGAGACCGCCGAGGAACTGTGCGACGGAGCCGATCTACGCTGGATCGAGGACTGCCGCCAGGCTGCCTCCGGTCACGGTCAACGTGGGCGGCGACGGCAGCTACGGCGGCGCGGCCGCCAGGTGGATCACCGGCAGATGCAAAGACACGACCGTCGGCGGCGTGCTGCACCGCGAGGTATTCGGCCAGTGGGATCTGCGGACCTATTCCATTCAGCGTTCGCGAGACTGGGGACGCGACGGAGTGCCGCTAGAGCTGGCCAAGCTGGCGAATCGCAATCACGGGTTTCGCTGCGTGCAGGTCACGTCGTGGCCTGAGCTATGCGCATCCATTGAGCGCGGCTCGCCTGTGGCGATTTGCTCACAGGTCGGCTACGGCCCGATCCCGCGCGTACGCGATTCCGATGGATTCCTGAGCCGGGGATCGGCGTGGTCCCATGCCATGCTCTGCTACGCCGTCCGCCACGCCGGCAACGGCGGCGGCCGAGACGGCGGACTGGTCCAGAACTCGTGGAATCCGGCGTGGGTCAGCGGCGGCCGGTGGCCGGCGGATCAGCCGGAGGGATCATTCTGGGCGTCGCGTGCCGACCTCGAGGCGGCGCTGCAGCAAGGCGACTCATGGGCGATCGGGACCTCTCTCGAGTGGCGC